GAATTCCTTACTATCTGGGATGCGGTAGAAGCGAGTGGGGCAGGTGAGCCTGGTGTGTACTGGACAAACGACACAGACATGGGGACTAACCCGTGTTGTGAGATTGCTCTACAGCCTTTCCAATTCTGTAACCTTTGTGAAATCAATGCTTCTGATATTGAATCCCAAGTAGACCTAAACCAACGTGCCGCAGCCGCAGCAGTGATTGGTACTCTTCAAGCCAGCCATACTGATTTCCATTACCTCCGACCTATTTGGAAAGAGACTACGGAGAAGGAAGCTTTGATTGGTGTAGGTATGACAGGTATTGGTTCTGGAGCCGTTCTACCTTTTAACCTAGAAGAGGCAGCAGATGTTGTTAAGAACACTAACTTTATTATGGCGAATGCGTTGGGTATTAATCCCGCTGCTCGTTGTACTACTGTTAAACCTAGTGGTACATCATCCCTTGTTGTTGGTAGCAGCAGTGGTATACACGCTTGGCATAATGATTTCTATCTCCGAAGAATACGGGTAGGTAAGAATGAAGCCATCTACCAATACATAGCTACTAACCACCCAGAATTAGTAGTTGATTGTAAAGAGCGTCCTGATACTCAAGGTATCTTTGAGATTCCTCAAGCCGCGCCTGAAGGTTCCATCATGCGAACCGAAAGTCCCGTCGAGCTTCTTGAACGTGTCCATCGGTTTAATACCGAGTGGGTACGTGCAGGGCACCGTTCTGGCAACAACACTCACAACGTAAGCTGCACTATTTCCTTAAGGGACAACGAGTGGCAGATATGTGGTGATTGGATGTGGGACAACCGCCATGACTACAACGGTATCTCGGTACTGAACTATGACGGTGGCACATATGTACAAGCTCCATTTGAAGACATTACTGAAGAAGAGTTTAAGAAACGTGTACCTCATTTACATGCCTTGGACTTAACTAAAGTTGTTGAAATGGAAGATAACACAGACCTAACAGGTGAAGCAGCGTGTGCTGGTGGAGCCTGTGAAGTAATCTAAGGAAACTTTATGTCACGTAAACTTCGCAAAGAGAAGCGTGTGAAGAAAGACAAGTTTGTGGAGGGGGAGCGTCAGCGCCCTTCTCTCCATGCTAAGACCCCCATGCAGTCCCGTTACATCCAAGCCATTCAGCAATTCACACAGACAATTAGTCTTGGTTGTGCTGGTACAGGTAAGACATATATTGCCTCCATGATGGCAGCGGAAATGTATGCCCGTGGAGATATCGACAAGATTATCCTTACTCGACCTAACATTCCTGCAGGCCGCTCACTCGGTGCTTTCAAGGGAACCATGGAAGAGAAAATGGAACCATGGACTGCCCCTGTTGTTGCTGTACTGCGTCAGTACCTAGGTGGTGCTTATGATACAGGAGTTAAGAACGGTGCTATCACTGTAGTTCCATTTGAGGTAATGCGTGGAGCTTCTTTTAATAACGCCTTCGTTATCTTGGATGAAGCCCAGAACACAACCCCAGAAGAGATGAAGATGTTTGTCACCCGTATTGGTGAGAACTGTCGTATTGTCATTAATGGGGATATTAAGCAATCAGATGTACGTAGTGCTTCAGGACTATCAACTATCATTCGTTTAGCTCAAACCCATAACTTACCAGTGCCCGTCGTTGAATTCACTATTGAAGATGTCGTACGTAGTCCTGAGTGTAAGATGTGGATTGAGGCCTTCGATAAGTCTGGTGAATAGCAATAGTTGTACCATAAGGACTATCAATGAATCCTGACACTTTTCCCTATGTGTCTGAAGACTTAACTCAAGCTCTTCGAGAGACATTTCCCATTACCTCCCAAACCCTTTCACAATCCCATGAGAAGATTCTGGAAGAGCGAGGGAGGCAATCTCTAATCGACTGGCTTTGTCAAATGCATGAAGCCCAGACAAATAAAGAACCCACGGAGTAAACCTATGTGTTTTGGTTCCTCACCAAAAGCCGCACCCCCTCCTCCACCTCCAGCAGACTTGGCTCCAGCCATGCCTCGCATTGGTGAAAAAGCTGTAACCGATAACCAACGTGCCCAAACTAAGGCCAAGAAGAAAGGCACTGCCTCTCTCCGTATCGAACAGAAGGTTGGTGGCGCAGGCGCTACTGGTACTAACATCCCAACAAAGTAAACCAATACTATGTCAATTCGCCAACGCTATGAAAAGCTAGAGGCGAAGCGTCAACCTTTCCTAGATAGGGCACGGGATTCAGCTAAGCTGACTATTCCGTCCCTACTACCCCCTGATGGTCATTCATCTCACTCTAAGTTATATACCCCATTCCAAGGCATTGGTGCCCGTGGTGTTAATAACTTATCGTCTAAGATGCTCTTGGCACTCCTACCTCCTAACTCACCATTCTTCCGTTTGACTGTCGATGACTTCAAACTAGAAGAGCTGGCGCAGGAAGAGGGGGCACGGGCTGAAGTTGAAAAAGCTTTGTCGTCTATTGAGCGAGCTGTGATGTCTGAGATTGAAGGAAGTTCAACTCGCATCGCTGGCTTTGAAGCTCTGAAGCACCTGTTAGTAGCAGGTAATGTTTTAATCTACCGCACCCCAGAAGGTGCAATGCGTGTCTTCCACCTAGACCGCTACGTTATCGTACGTGACCCCATGGGTAATCCTTTGGAAATGGTCATTAAAGAAGATGTAGCACCTGATGCTCTACCTGCGGATGTCCGTGAGTTAATTGAGTCTTCAGACAATAAGGCCTCAAACGATGAGTCTGTTGGCCTATATACACGTGTCATTCGACGTAATGGTAAGTGGGAAGTAACACAAGAAGTGGCAGGGTTCCCTGTACCTGAAGCAACAGGCACATATCCTTTAGACAAATCGCCATTTATCCCTCTACGCCTTTCCCGTATTGACGGTGAATCATATGGGCGTGGTTATGTTGAAGAGTACATTGGTGACCTACAGTCACTAGAAACTCTGACTCAAGCAATCGTTGAAGGTGCTGCGGCTTCTGCCAAGGTACTATTCCTAGTCCGTCCCAACGGCACTACCCGTGCGCGTGTCCTAGCTGAAGCTCCTAATGGTGCTATCCGTGAAGGGGATGCAAACGATGTCACGACTCTACAAGTTCAGAAGTCAGGCGACATGCAGATTGCTTACCAGACCGCTCAAGAAATTAAAGACCGTCTATCGTTTGCCTTCCTAATGAATTCCTCTGTCCAACGTAATGCTGAACGTGTTACTGCTGAAGAAATTCGTTACATGGCCTCAGAACTTGAGGATGCCCTTGGTGGTATCTACTCAATCCTTAGTCAGGAATTCCAACTCCCCCTAGTAAACATCCTCCTTAATCAGATGCAGAAGCAAAAGAAAGTTCCTGCTCTCCCTAAAGGTATGGTTACGCCCACCATCGTGACAGGCCTTGAAGCACTTGGCCGTGGTCATGACTTAAACAAATTAGCCACACTGTTAGAACATCTAATGCCCCTAGGTCCAGAAGAAATAGCCAAGCGATTGAATGTAGGTGACTACATCACACGTATCGGTACTTCACTAGGTATGGATATGGATGGACTTGTGAAATCTGAAGACCAGATTCAGCAAGAACAACAGCAAGCAATGATGATGCAAACTGGACAACAGTTAGCTCCTCAAGCCTTTGATGCTGTGAAAGAACAGATGATGGCCCAACAAGGAAATGAAGAACAGTAATGGTAAATTCTGTAACAGTTACTAAGCCCGATGCAACTGATGACCAAGAGCATGTAGATGCGATGGTTGCCAAGGCCGATGGTAACGAAGACAAGACCCCAGATAACCCAGAGACACCTGAAGATAAAGGTGACGAACGGCCTGCGTGGTTACCAGAGAAGTTCAAGTCCCCTGAAGACCTAGCAAAGTCTTACGCTGAACTTGAGAAGAAGTTATCAGGTGGTGATACCACTGACACATCCGATAGCAAGGATGGTGATAAGACTGATGACAAGACTGATAATCCTACTCAAGAAGATGCACGTGAGGTCGCTGATAAAGCTGGCCTAGACTTCGATGCCTT